GCGTTAGATTAAATAAAATGACAGAAGGGTATTTTGGAACAATTACGATACAACAAGTGGGCGCAACTTATAATACTGATATACATACTAATTGCTACTTAAGTAAAAAAAGGTGTTTAAATTCATTAGGTAATTTAATAAATTCTTGGTATGAAAAAAGGTAAATCAAAAGCAGGTGGCAAAAGAAAAGGTTCTGGTCGCAAAGGTAAATTTTCAGAGACTGAGAAAACAAAGTGAAAATATATTAGAAAAAGTTTGCAGTTTCAAATAAAGGTTGTATATTTGTATCGTTGAAAGCAATTAAGCACAATACTAAAAAAAAAAAAATGACAAATACAACAGCACAAATCGAAATCAAAGAAGTAGTAGCTACCGAAACAGTAAAAGTCACTATTGTAGTAGTTAAAGAGCAGCCAGTAATTGGCGGGGGAATTAACGAAATAAAAGAAGAAAGTACTATTTACGATGCAAGTATTGTTTATGAATTTTAAACTAAAATAATGATAACATACATTGAAACACTCAATTACTATCGGTTGGATTTAGGGGCAAATCATTATAGATTTTGGCACGAAGTTGAAGCGAAAAGAGCTTTAATAAAATATTTAAAGTCTGTATGAAGAAAAAAGAAACAAGGGGGGGCTCTCGGCAAGGTTCGGGGGCTAAACCTAAATACAACGAGCAAACAAAAACGGTTGCCTTTCGCTGCCCATTGTCAAAAGTTGATGAACTGAAATTAGTTGTCAAGTCTAAACTTTCGGGGTGGTCGGTAAAATAGCAGCCAACGGATACGGCTTGTAGCCAATTTAAAAAAACAGAAAAATGGCAAATAAAAATGTAAAACCAGAAATTGAAGGGAATCAGCTAACAGTAGCAGAGTTGATTGAACTATTAAAATTATGCCCACAAGATGCAAAAGTATGGCACGAAGGATGTGACTGTTATGGTAAAGCTGATAGAGTTGAGTATGATGATTCAGACGGTTCAATTGTGATAGGTAGATGTAATTAGCCTTGCACATAACGTTTTGCAGCTTGCAGATGTTGGCGTTTTGGAACATAAATTTATCAACTTAAAATACACTTAATATGGAACACGAAATTTTAACTTTAAAAATAATTTTTGATATGGAAAACAACACTTCAATAAACCACTAAAGTTAATTTGAAAAACAAAATTTAATATGACCACAAAAACTAATTTGAAAAACGAACCCCCCACTTGCGGCAATACGGTTTTACCTGCTGTTGTTAGGGGGGGCGATATTCCTGCCTATGGAATAAACAAAATCATAAATTTTCGTGTAGATGGCAAATTTTCGCCAAATCTATACAAGTTTTTGACTTACGGGAATAAGCACCTAACGAATGTATTTCAAGACCCGGAAACAGGATATTACTACATAGGATTGAGGGACAAAAACGGAATATTTATAGGTGCGATGTTAATGAGAGTGTTTTGTGTTGGTAACGATGCAGAAATATTTTCAATGGCTACATCAATCACAAAAACTTGGAACGAAGTAACGGATTGGTTTTGGCGAAAATATTTAGAAGTTGGAAAGAAAATTTATGATTTGCCTGAATGGGGTGCGTTGGCACAATAGCAGGTAACGTTGGTGCTTTGCGTTCGGGCGGGAATTTGAAAAACCGCTGCTCGGATATGCATTTCTGCCCGACTGACGCAAAACACATTGTTGTACGCCGTTCTTTAGTAGTAAATTTAAATTTAAAATGTCAAAATATGGAATACGTTACAGATATAGAAATAGCAGCAGAAATAAATACCAACAAGTCCACGACCAAAGTTACATTTGATAATTACAACGAAGCTGTTGAATGGCTGTGGAAAAAATTGTCTGATGAGCAAAGGCTATCATTTAGAAACTCTTGTTGTTCTGGTTGTGGAACATTAGACACTTCCTGTCAATGCTGGAGTGATGAGTAGGGTGTTTCTAATGGCGTACAACGGTTGGGATTTATGCCGTTTGCGATTAGAATTACAAATGTTCAATAAAACAAAAATGTTGATATGAAAAACAAAACTTCAATTAAGCACAAAGCCGCAAATGGCATTAAATCTATTGTTATGCGTTCGTGCCCGTTCTGCGGATGTAAACCAAAATTATCATTGAACCACTCATCAACAACAGCGTTGATAGTTTCTTCTTTTGAAGTAGATATAAGTTGCAAGAGCAAGAAATGTAAGGTTCATCCATCGCTGACAGGATATAACAGATTCGCATATTCAAAAGAAGAAAAGCGTGGCGTTGTTGAAACGGTAAAGAAGCAATGGAACACAAGGGCATGACGCATAACTAGTTGATAGTGCTGACGTTCCCATCCTTAGTGGCTAAATAGGGTGGATAAGGATTAAAATCTGTAAATTAAAACAATTAAATATGAGCAATTACACCATCCCAATAGACCTCGCACATTTAACCTCAATTGTTGAAATGTGTAGATATTATTTCGATAGCAAGTATCCATGTACAACAGATGATAATTGTGGCGACGATATGACGTTGGAAGATTCTTACAAGCAAGCCATTTATAATTTTCTTTTAATGAATTACAATAAGAGTAACCCATTGGCAATAAGATTACACGAAGAAGTTATGAATAAATTAAAAATAAAAAGTAAGGATTAAAAAATAAAAAAGTAAAAAATGGGAAAGAGAATAGAAATAAAATGCGTACAACCATACTTTGAAGAAGTTTGGATGAAAAGGAAAATGTTTGAGATTAGATATAATGACAGGGACTATAAAGTAGGCGATACTGTAGTTATGAAAGAGTGGGACGGTGAACACTTGGGGGGTGTTTATTGCGGTCGAGAGATTTACCTAGTCATAACGTACATACTAGAATATACAGCAGCTTTGAAAGATAATTATATAGTGTTTGGTTTTTTTGAAATTGGGCGAAAGTAAAACTATAATAAAAGGTAAATAATGAGGAGGGCTGCAAAAATAGACGATAACCAAACATTGATAGTTACTCAATTAAGGCGTATACCTAATTTGACTGTAGCTATTACGTCGATGATAGGCAAAGGTTTTGTGGATATAATCGTAGGGTATAAGGGTAAGAACTATTTAATAGAGTTGAAAGACGAGAATAAGCCGCCTTCTAAAAGGAAGTTAACGCCTGGTGAAGAAGAGTTTTTTGCTGAATGGAAAGGACAGGTCAGCGTATGTAAGAACTTCGATGAAGTTTGGGATGTAATAAACAATTGATTATTAACTAATTAAAATAAAAATTATGGAAAAGAAATTCAAAGTAGGTGACTGGTGTTTTTATGAGTTTGAATTACACCAGATAAAAGAAATGGACGGGGCAATGGTTATATCCGTAAGCAATGGAAATTCAACCCGATTTTCGAATGTAGATTTAACAAAAGATTGTTTTCCCTTAACAATTCCGATAAAATTAGTAAGTGAGGAGGCAATGGATAGGTTGAATACAATAAGTCAAGCAGGGGGAAATAGGGTTAATTACCCTGATTTACACACTAAGGTAGTTTCTATTTGGTCTGAAATATGCAATAATATAGATAACAACGAAATTGCGGGAAGGCATAAATCAGAATTAAGCCAATTTACTAAAGTAGTAATCGAAGAAATAAATAAAACTAAGAACACTACCGTTTTTGGTGTAGAAATTTATAAATAGAAAAAATAAAAATTATGGAAAATTTACAAACAGAGGCTGGAAGGTTAGCCGCTATAAAAAACCTTGAAGTCAGCTTTATTAGAGGGCTAAGAGAGATAAGCAATGAAATAGCCGATGATGCGGTATGTAAGATTTCTAGTGATAGGGTTGAATTGGGGATATACGCAACAGGTCGTAATAAGGAAATAATAATGCAAATAGATTATGTTTCGTGTATTACCGTGTATGAGGGTAACAACAAGATTAATAACGAAATAAATTTTGGTAGTTCGGGATGCTTTACTCCAGACAATAAAGAAAGCTATTGGCGAACCATTCATGCCGCCGCCGTGTTAAAAAATTGGGATGAGGTATGTGTCCTAGTTAACGAACATTGTGAGGCATACAGGGAGTTGCTTGAAGAAATAAAGAAGGTAAATTAGGTAACATTAAAAAATTTGCACCCAAAAATCTATGGGGGTGTATAGCAAAGAAAATTAAAAATTCTCGGTATGGTAGAAGATAAATTAAACAAAATGCGCGAAATGTTTAAAGAAAAGCGCAAAGCAATGAAACTGAGCCAAGATGCTTTAGCCAATAAAATAGGGATGTCACGGCTAACAATAATAAGAATGGAAACAGGGCAAAAAAGCCCTTCTATTGAGCAATACTTCAAACTTTGTGAAGCCCTTGAAATAGTAGTTACTTATAAAAGCGCAAAAGGCAAAAAAACCTAGTACGGGTTTTCGGGCATAATAAACATGGATACACATGAATATCGTAAGCCTTCATAGCGTTCTTCGTCCTCTGTATTGTCGTCGATAGACTCAACCATATATCTACCTTTTTCAGTAGAAATAATATCACCAATGCGAGGGGCGTGGTTGGCATAGATAACAAAAGAAAAGTACCCGTCCTCGTAATACGTACCTATAATATAAGGGTCAAGGTCTTTTAGGTGAAGTGTAGTTTCCATGTTTAAGAGTTTAAAAATGTAAAAGTAACACGAGTGTTTCAAGAAAACAAATAATTAATCATATTTTTTTATAATTATCGTTAATAAAGGAATAACAAACGATTAACTAGTTATGTAGCACTCATGATACTATCTTTGTATTGTAAAACAAAAGCAAAATAAAATGAAAACTACAAACAATAAATTAGAAGCAAAAATAATAGCAAGTTTTATAGCTGAAATAGGTGAAACACCAACACAAATAAAATATGATGGTGAGCACGTTTATGCAGATGGTTTTTATTGCCGCATATTAAACGGTAAAAGCATTAGAAAAATTCACGGTTTAGCTTGGAGAAGAGACAACTAAAAAAAGTAAAACAATCACTAAAGAAGAGGCACTTCTATAACAACTGCAAAATAAAACATGAAAACTTCTTTAGTAAATCAACTGGTAGCAAACTACAAAAAAACACTTAATCCTTCATCTAAATGGTTTACCCAAGATGTTGCTGATTTTAATACAAACATTTCAAGATTAAGTGTTAAAGAATTAGAACAAAAATTAGGCAGAATTTCACAGTACGGAAATGATAATAGCTTTTTATCTAAACAAGTGAATAAAGAAATTAAGAATATGGATAAGGCTGGAATGTTTAACATTAATAACATGAAAGCCGCAAATTGTATGAATTAAAAATATCGTCTACAATTAATCAATTAATCACTAAAAACTAGTAAAATGGAAACTCAAACACAACAAATAGGTATATCAGAACAGGTTTTAAACTGGATAAACGAAAATACACACAGAGACAATTTGAAAGAGAAAAGCACAAAAGAAGTTGCCTTACAATTCAACATGACAACAAATGCAGCATATAGACTTTGTAATATACTTGCGGATAAAAGGTTAATCACAAAACTTGACCCCGTAAACGGTAAAAATTTCGACTGCTGTGGATGGATTAAGAACGAAGACGAATAACCGTACCTATCCACATTCAACACCTTAGCACCCTAACAGGTGCTTTTTTAGTGCTTAAATTAATTTAATTACAAATCAAGTAAAATATGTAATTTTGGTTTGAATATATCAAAATAAATCAAAATGCCATACCAGAAAGGACACACCAATAACCCTGCTGGCAAACCAAAGGGCGCAATTAGCCACAAAACCAAGCAATGGGAAGCATTAGGCGAGGCAATAATAGGAAGGCATACAGAGCGCTTTAATTCGCTTTTAGAGGTATCGGAGGATACCGCCTTCCTCGATAAGTACATCCAAATCTTAGAATACTTTAAACCCAAACTAGCCCGAACGACTTTAGAAGGGGGCGAAAAACCGATAGAGATTAATAACATAACATTCTCTTAATGGACGTTATTGTTAAGAATGACCCACGATTTAGAATACTTTATGACCCACCAAAAGACTTACGTATACTTATATGCATGGGTGGACGTGGTGGAAAGAAAACATACCAAACAAGTCTAGGAATAGCTTATAATGTTACCATCAAGGGCAAGCGGGTGCAATTGTTAAGGGATGAAGATGTTAGGAGTAAGAATTCAATCTTAGCTGAAGTACTACAAAGGTATGATACAGCGAATGTAGGCGGCGTTCTGAATGGAATGTATACAAGGACAGAAAACAGTATAAAGAACAAAGAAGGCACAGAGGTACTATTCACACAGGGCTTTAGGGCTTCATCCAATGAAAAGAGTGCAAACCTTAAAGGGGTGGCAAATGTTGATATTGGAGTGGTCGAGGAAGCAGCCGATATAAGAGACGAATTTAAATTCAACCATTGGCGTTCCTCAATACGTGGTGAAGGTTCTTTTATTATCTTAATCCTTAATACCCCAGACATTAACCATTGGATTATAAGAAGGTACTTTACTTTAGTACCTCTTTTAATAGAAGATTACCCGCAATTCGAGGCGAAGGACCTAGAAGGCTATTACAAAGTGGTCCCAAAGGACGTAAAAGGCGTTTACACGATACAAACGACCTTTAGGGATAATGAGTTCCTACCTGAAAACATAAGAGAGGAATATGAGGCATACGGCGACCCTACGCATAACAGCTTCGATTTACACTACTTTTTAACCGAAATAGAAGGTCATGCTAATACAGGGGTAAAAGGTCAGTACATAAAGAAATACAGTATTATCAGCGAAGCGGAATATCAGAACTTAGACTACCAAGAAGTATATGGGTTAGACTTTGGTACTACGTCACCTGCTGGCATGGTGGCAATAAAAGCGTATAAGAACAATATATACATTAAGGAGCTAAACTATGACCCTTTAGCCCTTCGTCCTTTGGCGTTTAAATTAGCGCAATTGGGGCTAAATGAGCAATCTTTAATAGTTGCTGATAGTGCTGAACCGCATACTATACGCTCGTTAAGGTACGGCATTAGGGCGTTAATGACCACAGACGAAATAGAACGCTTCCCAATGGCGGCGAATGGCTTTAATAATATACGTCCTGCATCCGATAAAAGTATCTCTGGGGGGTTGAATAAATTACTAAGCTACAATATTCATATCGTTGAGGGGAGTGATAATCTAGTACATGAGCTGTCTATGTATGCCGAAGCACGTGATAGAAATGGCATAGGTACGGGAGTCCCGATTGACGCATTTAACCATTTGATTGACCCAGTTAGATATGTAGTACAAGTTCATGGTAAGTGGTTTTAATTGTTAATGTTGGAATTATTAACTGCATAAATAATTATCTTTGTCTTTGTATGGGTATTGTCTTTTGTGAAAGTTCTTTTACAGATATTCCGAAAGTATTGCATGAGTTTCATTTACGCTGGCATAGCGAAAGCATAGAGAAAGACGCACCGTATAAAGTAGGTGATGAAATAAGGCGTATGTGTTACTTTTATGTAGGGCGTTACTATACTTGGAGGGTTGTTAGTGTATCAGAATATTTCACAGAATTAGAGTTAATCAATACAATTAGTTAATGGAATTAATCAACACAAATAAGATAGGTCAAGGGAAGTATATATTTGAATTTACACATTTTAAAGGTATGTTGTTAGTGCCTGATATTTTACCTATTCGCTCAATAAATGAAATATGCACCGACGTGGATAATAACAGGGAAGATATAAAGCGACTTCGCTGTTTAGCTATTGAGGTAATAGAGAATAAAATAGGGTATAGTTTAGCTGAATTGCTTTTCATGGCTGAATATATCAATGAAGCAAGCGAAGCATTAGCGTCGATTAAATATATTAAAACAGGTAGTTAATATTATGAAGTACATTATGAATATAATCAAGTATAGTTTGGTAGCATACTTGTATTACTTACTCACTTTTACGAGTGCACCTATATGGGTAATATTACTTTGTGGTATACCCTTTGTGATAGGTGTTGAGGCTATTTTAAAGGTAATAGTAGGCGTTATTGAGAATATAAAAAAAGATAACGAATGTACACAATAGTAGGTGAAGGGTATAAAGTAAATAGTATGTGTATAAACAATAGTATTGAGCACATTTTTCATATACCTAAGTATAGGTATTATCATCCTGCACCAAAAAGGAATTTACTAGGTATAATGAGGAGAAAAACATGGTATAAACAGTATATGTTAGTTAAACGATTAAAATCAGTAAAGAAATGAGTAATACAGGCAACTACCCTAAGTATGAACCTAATACATTAACACCTGAATTAGAAATACATTTACTGAAGCAATGGTGCTTAATGCGTGAAAGAATAAGGGTCTATAAAACTGGTTTGCCAACAACCGCATTTATTATGCAGGGCATAGAGTTGGACAAAGGCACATTGTACCCTAAAATGTACGAAGTCCGCTACCATAAGAAAGACGATACAGCTTACATTAAAGAATTAAACTATATACTACCATGAGTAAAATAACATCATATTTAGCCGCGCCTGAATCCGACAAAGTAATCTTAAAAAATAACAAAGACAGTGGGACTAAATAAAGAAGAACAAAAGGAGCTCGATGAATTGAAAGAAGCAATAAATATTTCGGTGGATAAGGAAATGGAAAAACATTGGGAATCATTTATTTACCCGCCTGATTGGTCTTCTGGTGATTCCTTGAGAGGTGTTTATAATATTGCGGAAGCGTATGAACGACCTAAGCGCGCACCCGCGCAGCCAACTAGATACGGATATAACCATATATGTACTAATTGTGGCTCAACGTCGCATAAGGTAGGCTTTCTAGGCTTATTGGGGGAACGGGTATGTGATAATAATGAATGTATAAATAGTAAACGTAAATTCAAATAACATGGAAGCAAACGAGTTAAGATTAGGTAATTATGTGTCTTATTGTCAATCTGGTGATGTAAGCATAGTTAATGGGGTATACAGCGATGTTGATATACTGCTAGATTTTGCAAGGGTATTTACTAAAGATTTATTTGGCATCCCTCTAACTATTGAATGGTTGGAAAGGTTTGGGTTTGAGCAAGAGTGTAACAACGATGAATATTTCAAAGAATATGGAAAAGATTGTTTGTCGATTGTGATTGAATATTTCGAGTACACGAATGCGTATCATTTTACAGGTGGGGAAGGTATAAGAAACGGCATAGGCTGTATATTCGTCCACCAACTACAAAACCTTTATTTTGCATTAACAGGTGAAGAATTAAAATAATTACATGAAAAGGGAAAAATTGCAAGTTGGTGATATTATCCGATTAAATGAATCGGCGATAGATTATATAATTAAATATACAGGGTTGGTTGTAGATTCAAATACAGAATTTAGGGTATCATTAATAAATAAAGACGGTACTATTAGGGTGGACTTGATTAACGGCACTTTAGGGTGTTTTAATGAGGAACAAATTGAGTTTAATTAAAATAATTCCTTCCAAATTAAAACAATTACTTATTTTTGTTATTGTAATGTGTAAAACCCAAACCGTAATTACTAAAAGTGTGAACAAAAGTGAGGGGTTAATGAAGTTTGAGTGTTTGAACACAATATGTAAAAAAGTTCTTTTTGAAGCTAAATTATCTACGTACGACGTAGTTAAAATAAAGTGCAAAGCGTGTAAAACGTGGAACACATTTGAATTACAATAGGCTCAAAGCAGCCACAATAGCGCATCCTAGCGAAGCCATAAACCAAAATACGGTTACATGGCTTTTTCTTTTTCAATCAGTTCCAAAGGATTAAACCTAAGCATAGGTAAGGCAAACGTGCCTATGTCAGTACCCCATACGACAAGCACAACCTCAATCAATGCATCATTCCTAAGTAGTACGATAGACTTCTTTGATATTAATTCAAAGGCGAATGTTATTAAAGCTATTAACGAGTGTCCGCAAGTTTCGTCTATCTTATTCAGAAAGGCGCAAGCAACTACCAATGGAATAACGAGTATAGTAGACAAAAAAGGGCGTAAAATAGCTGAATTAAGCACAAAAGGTCGCGAATTACAGCGATTAATAGACAAACCTAACCTATTTCAAAGCAGGGCGCAATTTAAAGCCTTAATGAAGGTTTTTTTAGGTTCTTTTGGTTGGTGTTGTGAATATAAAGAAGTTTCGGTAGGTTTTGGTATTCGGTCGCGTCGAATCCTAAACCCTCAATATTGTAAAATCGAATGGAAAAAGAAAAGCCTTTTTCACTTAACCGATTTAAACAGTTTAATAAGCAAATTTACCTATACAGAGGGCGGAATAGAAACAACGATTACCGATGTTGAGAATTTATATTTCTATACATGTTCTAATATCCTAAGTGAAAGCGATGGGTACTTACCTGTAAGTCCTTTAAAGACGTTAAAGAATGATATTAATATTATCGTTAAGGTATTCAAGACTATGGGGCGCTCGGTATCACAGCCGTGGGGGATTTTATCGAATGAAACAAAAGATTCGGTAGGTGATTTTATTATAGATGCTAAAAAGAAAGCGCAGCTAAGGGATGAGTTGAGGAATAGCTACGGTACTGAACACGATGGACAAAGTGAAGTAATCATATTAGACCATGCCGCCTCATGGCAAAGCATCATGCATTCGATAGGTGACCAGCAACTTTTACAAATCTTAGAATCTAGCAAGGATAGGATATGTGATGTTATGGGCTATCCAAAGCCCCTATTAAGTAACGACAAAGGAACGACTTTTAATAACATGGGGGAAGGCGGCAAGATGCTTTATCAAAACCATATTATCCCCGAATGCAAAAGTGAGGACGAGCAAGAAATGGAATCCCTAGCTAGTGTATTAGAGGGCTATTCTATTGTTACAGACTTTAGCCATGTACCTGCTATGCAAGAAGATAGAAAAGAAGCTAGTGAGGTGCTAAGGAATAATGTACAGGCACTTGTAACGGCGTATAGGAATAACCAATGTATGTATGATGATATGGTTAAGGTGATAGGCGTTTCCGAACCATGTCAACAGTTAAAGGGGAAATACTGGATAGATTTAAGCGACGAAGAAAGGGCTTTGTTTGACAATATGCATATACAAAATAATAATACTAATACCAATGGAAGCGATAATTCAGGAAGTGGAAGCCCGCAAGGCGAAAGCGGACAAAATGAAGCTAATTAAGGAGCTTGAAGCAAAGAAGCTAAAGTATGTGAATGATAAGAAGTTAATAAAAAAGTAAGGTTATGAAACTCAATTTACCACAATTCGCGACACAAAAAGAATTACTAAAATACTTAGTAAAGAATAAAAGCGAGTTGATACAACTTAAAGAGGCATCCGCAAATAAGAAAGCGGACGGTGTTGTATATAACGGCTTTAGTGAAGGTATAATCAAATCGGTAAATCAACCATCATTGCCAAAGGATAACCACGATGAAGGCATTATTTACCGTACAGTAATACCCAATACTTACTACTGGCTTGATAGCCATGATGATGTTCACGAAAAAGGGATTTTCACTAAAAGCATACAGGAAAACAAAGCTAAGGTAAGGCATACACACGACCATGTACAAGCCTTAACGGCTAAGGTAGGCAAAGTATTAGACCTATACGAAAAAGAGGTTTCATGGAAGGATTTAGGGGTAAATAAGGCAGGGAATACGATTTGCTTAATGGCTGATACGGAAATAAGGAAGGCGTATAACGAAATGATTTACAATGACTATGTAAACGGTGAAATAGACCAGCATAGTGTAGAAATGATTTATGTAAAAATGTCTTTGGCTGTGAATGATGCCGACGAAAAAGCGGAATATAAAGAATGGCAAAGGGTATTCCCGTTGCTAGGCAATCCCGAAAAGGCACTAGAACAAGGTTACTTTTTTATACAGAAGGAAAGCAAGTTAAAGGCTTTTAGCTGTGTAGTTGAAGGGAGCAACTCACTAACAGGGGTATACAATGACAATAACGAAGCCGCCGATAAAGGCACTTTGTTAGATATAGAGCCGTCGAAAGACACTCAACGAATCGACTTTGCTAAGTTGGCAAAGGCAAAAATCTTTAACAATTAAAATTTTTAACAATGGCATTTAACGAAAATGAAAAGGAGTTCTTAGAGGCTAATAAGGAGCAAACTAGAACACTTATCCAAGAACAAACAAAGGGGTTTAACGACCAAATAGAAACGTTACGTTCTGAATTTAAAGGAACGGAAGAACAACTAAAACAAATCGTTACACAACTTGAAGCAAACAAAGAAGCCTTAATTAAACAGGGGCTTGAATTGCAATCAGAAAGAAATACTATTTCTAAACAAAATGAATATCCATCCGACCGTTTTAGAAAAGTGTACAACGATAATGCGGACGCTTTCAAAGCAATGGCAAATGGTACTTATTCAGGCGGTGCAATGGTGTTAAACATAGGCGTTACTTCTAAAGCAAGTGCGGATATGTCTTTAGCTAATATCACCGCTTCAACTGGCTTTTTATCTTCTTTTGATAATGAAGTAGGACGCTTTGTAAGACGTAGACCATTTTTGCGTGATTTAATCCGTGTTTCACGGACTGATTCACAATATGTTGAATGGATGGACCAAGCAAGTGCGGACGGTACTACAGCTACAGTAGCGGAAGGAGCAGCAAAAGCAAAAATTGACTTTGACTTAACACCTAGAACGGCAAAGGTTGAAACGATTGCAGCTTATATAACAACTTCAAAGCAAAGTTTAGCGGACTATGGGCAAATGGCTGCTTTGATTAACGATGAATTGCGAGAGAATGTAGAGTTAGTTTTAGATTCCAATATACTAACAGGTAACGGCACTACGCCGAATTTAAAAGGTATATCGGCTTATGCAACGGCGTATTCAAATACAGGTTTTGCAGCTGTAGTAGATAATGCTAGCGAGTCTGATTTATGGAATATCATGGCAGCACAAATAGCCGCTGCAAATGGTATGGGCACTCATATCCTAATGCACCCGACAGACGTCGCTAAGTTCCGTTCATTGCGAAAAGATACAACAGGTGCGACTACATACGCATGGTGGTTAGGTGAAAACATGAGTTACTTAGGTATGCCTATTGTCGAAAATACAGGCGTAACGGTTAACACATGTTATGTAATTGACGCTAGCGTTTGCCGATTAGCTATTCGTGAAGACTTTAATATTACGGTTGGATTAGACGGGAACAACTTTACTAAAAACCAACGAACAATATTGGGTGAAATGAGAGCTGCACACTATGTGAAGGAGAATGATAAACCAAAATTGATTTATTGTTCAGGCATCACAGCAGCATTAGCAGCATTAGAAAAACCTTAATAGTATGATAAAAGTAAAAGAAAACGCCGAGTTAGTTGAAGTTACCTATATAAAAGACGGTACTAAAGCCAAGAAGGGCGAAAAAATCAAGGTAACACAAGAACGTGCCGAAGCATTAAGGGCAGCAGGCTACATAAAATAGAAATCAATGGACACTACACTAGCACATTTTACAGGCAATATAACTTTACCTAATACCGATATTACAAAAACGGAGGGTAAGTTATTGCAGTCGTATATTAACAAGTATGAGCCGATAATCTTAACAGAGATTCTAGGCTATACGTTATACACCCTGTATGAAGCTAATAAAATGCAAGGTAGTGGGGTGTATCACGATTTACGTGTAGGGGCTGATTTTACCGATAAACTAGAGCGTGCGAATAGGTGGCAAGGGTTTATTACCGCTGGTATGAATCCTATTGCTAACTATATCTATTGTAAATACCTAGAAGAAACAGAAGTAGCGGTTACAGGCGTGGGTACGAGGAAGGCTAATAGCGAAAACATGGTGTTAGCCTCTCCTTTACCTAAGATGCAACGTGCTTGGAATGAAATGGTAGAGTGGTTATGGATTATGGATGATTTTTTACGACAAAATGAATCTTCATATCCTGATTATATCGGTATACAATACGCACCCTTTGTACAAAGTAGTTATATCGCAGGTTGTGAACCTCATGGAGCTTCCAATAACAAGTATTTCCAACTTAAAAACCTTATATTTTAATGGCACATACCTATTCACATTTACCTCCTTCATTAGTTGCAATCTTAAAAGAGGTTGTGAATAATGTTGATGATGCTATAAGTGGGGAAATAGGGTTAAATGTTAAATTTAAACATAACGGTTTTAAAGCGATTGTTGAAGAATTAATCGAGGAAAGCCAAGTTGAGGAAACTAAAAATGTACGTTACCCTTTAATAGCGTTAATACAACCTTTCACAGCTAAAAGTTCATCAAAAACAACGGCGTTAAAAGTACGGTTTGATTTATTGATATGCGTTCAGACGGATAAAGATAAAACAGCTAGCGAGCGCGAAAGTGAAAGCTATGATAGTGTACTTAGACCTGTTTACGCTGAATTAAAATCACAGCTAAAAAGGCATCCGAGAATAACGTTTTCGGGTATAACCGTTGATGATGATTCAATGGATATTTACCATTTAGGAGGTATCAAAGGAGGTAAAGAAGGCTACGAGTTACCTGATATTGTAGACGCTATTATAGTTCAAGGGATGGAGTTCTATATTGAGCCTGAGAACCCTTGTGCGGTAATACCTTGTGTGCAAAAGCATGACATACTATTATTCGATTGTATTTGCGGCGTTGAGGTGGATATTTCGGACAGGTTAAAGTTAAAAGTAACGGTAACAAATACCGAGTTCATCAATAATACAGGCGAGAGTGAACCAATCTCGTATACGATAGATTGGGGCAATGGTACACAGCAAACAATAGAGGTCGGCGTGGTGGCTAATTTGGAGGTTGAATCTTTATCGGTGGGTTATTATATAGCGACCATAACGAGCAATTACGGTGCGACGCATCAATTTGAGTATTCGGTACGTATGACTGATATTAAAGGGTTTGACACACTTGTATGTATATACCAAGAAGGATATAGTTACGGGGCATTAGATTGTCAATACTACTTTAATTATCCGTTGGGTATCGTATACTATGGCATGGCAATAAATACGTTGATAGCTAGTACAAGTATAGCATTAGAGAATGGAAATTCTGTTTTTGACGGGGCGGGAGTTGATACGGCTGACATTATCGAAAGTTTCGACACGTTCATAAGTCAATTACTCAATAGCTATTCGATTATCGTGAATACTGCTAATAGCAATCAATTAGAAAACAAAACAATTTTAAACTTAAAAAACATTTAATAAATGGCAACAGGTAATCTTGGGGTGGTTTGCACCCTCTTAACGCCCAACGCAGGTATTGTTCAATGTCCGTACTACCCTAAAAACTTTGGTGGTATGTTGTTAGTTCCTACTGGAACTGCTTGGACTATGACGGACATACTCGGAGTGGTGGCAAAAATTAATACTGGCATCGCTAATAACAATCCCAATTTACGTTATATACCTATTGGTAAGTTTGACGACTTCGAGGACAAATCTAGCGAAACAGTAGTTAACCAAAAATCATACGGGCAAACCGTATTTGGACACAACGGTAAATATGGACTAAAGTTCATGTATACGAATGGAGGCTTAGATTTACATACAGAATTAAGTAAATTAAATGGCAATGGACAGGACAGATACGATGTAATGTTTTTTGACCATATTAACAATGTAATTTTATGTACTGCAAGCGGTAAGAATAACGTAAAGGGATTTGGCTTAGATGCCATCTTTACGGATAACGTAAAACTAGCGACAGGCGGCTCGGATGCTGGGTATAGCATTAGTGTCTACTTAGAAGACGAGCAAGAATTGAATTTTAATTGGAGAGCGTTACAAGTCGATAAGGCTTATCCTCTTTTAACTACATTCACGGCGTTAAAGCCTACACGTTTGGAAATAGTTTCCGAGTTAGGAGCAACAGCGGCTAAAACGGTTGTTGTGCGTGTTTGGTCGGGTGGGACGAATTTATACGACTACTATTCAACCGAGCTTCTTACTTTGACTTTATGGTACTTAGGGCGTAATACAACAGGTATTAAAACGGTAGCTTCAGCAGTTACAGCAAACCCTAGTACTAAATCATTTACAGTATTTTCTACCTCAATGGCAACGACTACTGCAGGTGAAGAATGTGCGGTGTATTTAGAAACGGTAACGGCGTTAACGGCGGCTAATATATTGAAGCAAGCAAACGCAGAAGCGGCAACAACAGCAGTATAATATATAAGTTATGGATAACAACGAAATACGATTTGAGGGGGCTTCATGGGCTAAAGACTGGGTATATAGTTTTACGTCGGTAAATGAATTTATTTCTGATTGTCCGCCTCATTTATGTGCGGGTGAAAACAGGGATAATAAACTTACTGAACTATACACGATAGTAAAGGATAAGAGTACCGAGATAGAAGAACCTCAAACGACTAAAAAGAAGGGAAACGGTAAGTAAAAGAACTACGGTTGGGGTGTACCCATACATGCACCCCTTCCGTTTCCTAACTAAAAGAAAAAAGACATGGGAACTATAAATTCAGTTAATAAAAGGGTGCAACAGTTTAGCCTACTTAATGAAAGTATGGTGGTTGTTGATGATATGAAGGGTAAAATGGTGGAGCTGAATAAAGAGCAAATGTTGGCAGGTAAAAATAAACAGGGTGGGTACTTACCTAGATACGTAGATGATAACTACTTCAAGTCAACGGCAGCGGCATTAAGGTATCAACGGTGGAAGTCTTATATAAGCCCTAATAAATCAAAGCCTGTGGAGGTGATGGACTTTTTTATAGTAGGCTATTATCACAGGACAGTAGAAATAAAAGTATTAAGTCAAGGGTATGAGTTATTTTCTGATGCAGGTTTTGCAAATAGCATAGAAAGTAAAACAAGCGGGACACATTTAGGGCTTAATGCTGAAAGTAGGGTAATATTATTAGACGATGGATTTAGGGATAAACTACGCAAACGCATTGAAGATAGTACAGGGTTATGAGTGTGCCGTGTATAGGATGCTTGCAAAAGCAAAACCAACAATTACAGTATTTAAACTTTTTAAGAAATAATGCAAAGCAAAAAGCGGTAAATGAGAACAGAAGTTATGCGATATGGTGGGATATGGAAGACACTAAGTTCTTTACGCTCCCTTATGAGCAAGCCGAAAGCCATTACAACGACCAATGTTTTGAAATTATATCAAAGTATCTATAAACTACCTTTAGTCATATTCAAAGACTGTATTGTAACAGGTGATTTAAGCGGGTTGGTAATAAGTGGAATACCTACCGAAATTGAACTACTTGAATGCTTTGAAAAGTTGCATATCGAATTTGTTACGGCGGCGGGTGGTAAGACCTTAGCTAATAAAATGTATAATAGTGCTAGGGTTGCCGAATTACAATTTCGCACTACCATGTTTCGACAATTAAAGACGGCATTAGAATTATACCCGATAGAAAAAAACTTTGATTTACTCTATACATTCCCAACTTACAATCCTATAAAATTAGAGTATAGCGAAGAAAACGTGCCTAAAGTAATTACCTCTATGATACCGATGTATAAGCATGAACAAATATTGCTGGCAAATGAATTAGGGGTCATTAAAGAGAAAGAAAATATAGGCGAACAAGTGGCATATAGTTATGAATACTTTGCCTCTTTATTGGCTCAAATACAAATAAGTTTAAAAACTCCATTGGTAGAAAGTAATATGAGTGCGGGTGATTTAGCGGCATTTATTAATAAGTATAGGGAACATATTACAGCGATGGAAAAAGAACAAGAAAACTATAAAAGATGATGTTTATAATAGGTTTTATTAGCGGTGTTTTATGCTTAATGGGCTTGCGTGTTGTATTGTATAATATCGACCGTAAATGGGTACATACAGGGCGTGAATTAGTGAATGAGGGCATGAAGTTACAAGCGGAACGTAAAAAATTAGAGGCTGAAATGGATGGAATTTTGAAAGATATAAACGTACAACATGGCGCAGGATAAAATAACCGAGATAGTTGACCAGTCGGCGTTTGACCAAGAACGGCAACTTAAAAAGGAAATGCTAGAGTTGGCGGAAGCCTTCCAACAGGTGATGAATAAATCTACCTTATGGATAGCTATGTTGGCATCAAATAAGGAATTAGGGGGCTTTGTAGAAAACACAAAGAAATTAGGTAATGCAACGAGTGAAGCCGAGAAATTAATCAATAACCTAACAAGGGCTAAAGAGCGGCTGGCACTTGTGGAAACAGATAATAATAAGGAATTAATAAAAACAAATCAAGCACTTGCGGAGCATAGAAAGCAAATTAAAGTTAACAATGATAGTGTTAACGATTATGCAGGTGCTTATTCAAAGTTAAATGCACAACATAAGATATTAGAAAGAACTGCTAAAGACTTGGGTGTAACGATGGGTGTAAACTCAAAAGAGTTTAAAGAAGCTGCCGAAGCGGCGAATAAATTGTACTTACGGTTAGCCGATTTGGATGCTAAGACTGGAAATTTCAAACGACAGGTAGGTAATTACACAAACCAAGTTTTTAGTCTTTCGCAAGTTTTACGAGAGATGCCAGCATTTGCATATTCGGTACAAACAGGTCTTTTAGGCATTAGCAATAACTTACCGATGTTAGGGGATGAGTTTAAGAAACTAGCGGAAAAAGAAGGTAGCGCAACAAAGGCACTCGGTATTTTCGCACGTTCAATATTTTCATTTACAAATATCTTCACCATAGCGATAGGGCTTTTTACTGTATATTTCAATCAGATTGGCGGCTTTATATCTAAACTCACGGGTGCAACCGATGTAAACAATGATTTTATCAAGGCGGTTGACAGGTCAGCAATTTCATTAGGTAAAGAAATTACGCAACTCGATACGCTTTATAAAAAGGCAACGGACGTTAACAAATCAATGAAAGATAGGATTGAGGCGGTCGATGAACTTCAAAAACTTTACCCTTCCCATCTACAAAATATTGAGGATGAAAATATCCTAAACGGCAAATCATTAACTATATACAATGAATTGCGAGAGGCTGTAATTAATTTAGCGGTAGCGAATGCAGCTGCCAGCGAACAAGAAAGAATAGGCGCAAATTACCTAAAGGATGATTTGAAACTAAGGCGTGATTTGATAGTAGCCCAAACAAAGCTAGATAATGTTTCAGAATCAGAGTTAGGGAACACCGAAAACATATTAAGAGCTAGTAATAAAGTTGATGCTCTCGATAAACAACGAAAGGAACTTAAAGAAAGTTATGATAAAGAATTATCAGACTTGCAGGACTATATAGACAATTACAGGGCAAAGTATAAGAAATTAAGTGATGCTAAAAGCGGTGGAGATAATAAAAGCGGAGGTGATACTGCATTTAGCTCGGTTACAAACGGGCAAACTGATAGGATAAAGGAATTAGCAGAACAATATGAAACAGAGAATAAAATCGCTCAATTAGCCTTTGCAAGGGGTGAAACGGATTATTTAACCTATGAATTAGCAAAACTTGAAATTACGAAACGATTTGCCCAAGAAAGGCTACGAATAAATAAATTAACGAATGATGAAGAAAAGTCAGCCTTAGACTTTGACCTCAAAATGGCTGAAATTATTAAGGGAACGATAGGCGATTTACAGCAGTATGGCGGGGAGGCTTTAAAAAGAATAAGTGAGGAAGCCAAGAATAATGCTAAAGACGCATCCGATAATATTACGAAGGGTGCGAAAAAAATGGAAGGCGGGTTTAAAGAGGTAGGCGTTTCGATAAATCAGAACATGACTGATACAGAGAAATTGGTCGAAATGCTACAAATTTATGCGGGTATTAGTCAATCTATTTTAGGTGGTATAAGTGGGGTTAGTCAAGGGCTACACGACCGTGAACTCCAAGCGATAGACGCACGTACAAAAGCCTTAGAAGAAAGTTACAGCATAGAAATGCGCTTTATAGAGCAAAGCGGTTTGTCAGCGGCTGAAAAGGAAAAAAGAAAACAAAAATTAGAAGCACAAACAGGGGCGCAAAGAAAGAAGTTAGAAAAGGAAAGAGCGACGGCGGCGCATAAGCAAGCGGTACAACAAAAAGCCTTTGACCTTGCGGCAGCGATAACAGCGACGGCATTAGCGATAATTTCAGCATTGAACGACAAACCAGCAGCTACAAAAATCCCACGTTCTATATATGCGGGCATTACAGGTGCGGCTTCTATCGCTAAAATTATAGCCACACCATTACCACAATATGCAAAAGGACGTAAGGGTGGTAAGGCTGAAATAGCATTGGTAAGTGAAGAAGGACAGGAAGCACTAAGAACAAAAGACGGGAAACTATCTTTATTACCAAAGGAAAAATCTATTGCCTTTATTCCTGAAGGTGCGG